AGGGAACTAAAGAATACTGCATTTGACTTAGTTCAAGTTTTGTTGGACGAAAAATTAGGAAAAAACTATGCGTAAATTATGGAAAAAGATTAAAAAATGGTTGGGCTTGACCTCTGAGGTGGAACCCCCAAAAGCGAAGCCCAGAAAAGCTAAACGGAAGAAAGCCCTTAGTGCAATTAAATAAGGTTTTTTTTGCACTAAGTTTCGCGCAGTCAATAACACATAATTATTTGCGCGTCAGTATCGTGATACCACTTTTTTAGTATCGTGATACCACAAAACCCTTTGCAAGACGTTTTTTTTGATGTAATCTATGTGAAGGTGCGACTGCTGACTCTCGACCCCTTGAGAGAGTCTCAGCGTACCGGTGCATGAATCACCTTTCATTGATGACATGACGCGGGGAATGTTTTTACTTTCTATCTCCCTCCCCGCTGATTGTTTTGAGAATCCCATGACAAAACGAGTCGAACGAAAACTTAAAAAAATAGCGAAGTCTCTGAACAAGGCAAGCAGGACTCATAAGGGTCAAGCGAGAGAGATCAATAGGATTGTCAAGAAGAAAGCGAAGACTAGGCGCAGGAAATGAGCAGACGCATCCTTATTGACCCTCATAGGAATAGTTCACAAAATCGGAGCTATGGACAGAACGTCACAACTGAGATGCTGTATAAAGTTGATTTCAGTAACGCAGCATCAGATCAGAGTACATCAGTTTCAAGCGTTACGGCCGAAAGCAAAGGCAGACAAGGACTTACCCTTACAACTCCCTCAGTCAGTAGTAACGTGGCTAGTTTCTACGCAAGCTCGGCTCATTCGGGAGATGGCGTGATTAAGGTTATTGCGACTTATGCCAACGGAAAAAAAGACGCTAGCTTTATCAAAGTGAAGGTAAATAATCCAACAGATCAAAGGCACTTTTAATGCAAAAAAAACTAACTGATCGGCAAAAAACAGCTTTAAAAAACCACTCCAAACATCATTCGGCCAAACACATGGCGATGATGCGTAAAGAGATGAGAGCTGGAAAGACTTTCTCACAAGCCCACAAAAAGGCTCAGAAGATGGTCGGCAAGTGACAGAAGAATTAAAGGGCAGAATTGAGATATTAGAACAGCAGCGAAACGATGCAATGAACCAATGCGTTTTGCTGGGTGGGCAGATCAAACAGTTAATTGAACAGATAGAAGCATTGAAGAAGTTGAAGGATTTAAACGATGGCAATGACGAGAGCGCAGCAGAATCGGAAGATTAGACAAGACAGTCTGCGAGAACAACTTGCCAGTCAGAAGCACATTGAGCAAGTCGTTGAGTCTATTAGAAAATTAGAGGAGCTGGACACCCAATTAGATAGCGTTGAAGTCAGCAGAATCAAAGGAGCCATCGAAAGCAGGATTAAACTTGTAAGCAAGTATCTACCTGATCTCAAGAGCATTGAGCTTTCCGGGGATGAGGATTACCCAGTACAGATAGCAGCATATCAAATTGAATTTAGCGACACCCCTGAAACGTAAAGTTCCGACAGCATTTAGAGAACTGTACGAACCTCATAGGATCAAATGCTATTGGGGAGGCCGAGGAGCCGGGAAGTCTGTACAGATGGCCTCAGCCCTTTTACTAAAGGGAACAGAAAGCCCAAAAAGAATTCTATGCGCCAGAGAGATCCAGAGATCAATCAAAGATTCTGTTCACTCTCTCCTGGCATCGAGGATCGAAGCACTTGGACTTGAAAGGTTTTACGAAGTCACGCAGAACGAGATTCGTGGGGTAAATGGCACGACGTTCATATTCACTGGACTCTTAGCGAATATCCAGTCAATCAAGAGTATTGATAACATTGACCTTTGTTGGGTGGAGGAGGCAAGTTCTGTCAGTGAGAACTCTTGGAGGACGTTAATACCTTCAATACGAAAGCCCGGATCCGAGATTTGGATTAGCTTCAATCCAGAGCATAAGACTGACGCAGCCTACCAGAGATTTGTTTTGTATCCACCACAAAACGCAATGGTGAAGAAAGTCAGTTATCGGGACAATCCGTATTTCAGTCAAACGACTTTGCCAGAAGAGATGCAAATCCTCAAAGATCAGAACGAGGAAGAATATCTCCATGTTTACGAAGGAGAGCTAAAACAATTCGTTGACGGATCGATTTACAAAAATCAACTCAAGCAAGCAAGAGACGAGGGCAGGATTTGTTGGTTCCCGGTTGAGAGCCTTGAGGTGCATACATTTTTCGATCTCGGTCGTAACGATTCGACTGCAATATGGTTTATGCAATCAGTCGGAAAAGAGTTTAGATTCATTGATTACTATGAACACCGCCTAGTGGACTTGGATCATTACGCTCATGTACTCAAGGAAAAAGGCTATCTATACGGAACGCATTATTTACCTCACGATGTTGAGGTGATCTCGCTTGGAAGTAATAACCGAAGCAGAAGAGACATCTTGGAAGGTTTGGGAGTGCATCCGATTACGACTGTTCCAAGGATTGCAAGCGTTGAAGACGGTATAGCGATGGTTCGAGATAAATTCAAAGCTTGCTTTTTCCATGAGGAAAATTGTGAGGCTGGATTAGAAGCTCTTGCAAACTACCAATACCAGTTCGATGAGAAACATGACACCTTCAGAAAAGTGCCTTTACACAATGCAGCAAGCAATGGGGCTGATGCCTTCCGAATGTTTGCACAAGCATTTGAAGAAGATACTTACATTCAAGAACTCGACTTTGCGAGTGAGTGGTAGATGAAAAGAAATCAAGAAGAGAAAGACGAAATCGTCCAAGAGGCGAGAGAGCGGTTTGATAATGCCTCGGAGGGTTGGGGAGACATTTATGAACAATCTCTGTCTGACATCAGCTTTATTGACGACGATGAAGGCCAATGGGAGGATTCAGTCCGAGAATCAAGACACAATCGGCCATGCCTTACTTTTGACAAGCTCTCTGCTTCCGTTGATCGAGTTGTTGGCGGCCAGATGGCACAAATGCCCTCAGTCAAAGTGAGAGCCGCAGAGGAAGGCGATGAAGACATAGCTGAAGTTTACCAAGGGTTAATACGTCAAATCGATCAGAGAGGCATACAAGCTTTTAAAACGGCATTTAAGTTTGCGGTGAAGTCCGGGTGGGGCTGCCTACTGGTGGATCACAACTACATCGATGACGTTTCTTTAGATCAAGACATCATCCTCCGAGAGATCAAAAATCCGTTTTCTGTACTTCTCGACCCGATTATCCAAGCTCAACACGTTCAAGAGGCTCGCTTTGGATTTATGTTCGAGGATATGGAGCGCAAAGAGTTTGAGCGACTTTACCCAGAAGCAAAGAGCTACTCGGGCGAGGGAGACTTTGAAACAAGAGGCAACTTAGATACGTGGGTGACCGACGATTACGTACGAGTCGCAGATTATTTTAGAGTCGTTTTGGAAGAAAGCACACTGGTTCAATTGTCAGATGGCCGAGTTGTTGACCTCAAAGAAGTCCAACCAGTTAGAGACGAGCTAAATCTGCAAGGCATCACTCTCGGCAAGACAAGGAAGGTTCAAAGAAGAAAAGTCGAAAGATTCAAGATCACTGGCATGGAGGTATTGGAAGAGGTTGAGTGCGTCGGAAGATTCATTCCTATCGTTCCGATGTTTGGCAAGACTTCCAACATCAACGGCAAATACATTACTAGAGGCATTGTGCGCAAAGCTAAGGACGCGCAGAGGCTTTATAACTACTCTCGCAGCGTAGCAGTCGAGGTTACAGCCCTCACGCCTAAACAGCCTTACTTCGTAACCCCAGCAATGATTAAGGGGCACGAACAAAAATGGCGTAATATGATGGTTTCAAGCGATCCAGTGCTACAGTTTAATTTTGATCAGGGGCAGAAACCGTACCGAGAATCCCCAGCACAAGGATCACCTGGACTCTTACAAGATGCTCAGTTTGCAGCAGAGGACATCAAAGCAACGACCGGGATATTTGATGCAAACATAGGACAACAAGGCCAAGAAACGTCAGGCGTAGCAATCGGCCGAAGACAGTTTCAGGGCGAGATGTCTAACTTCGAGTATCAAGATCAGTTAATCGACTCAATGGAGTTAGCCGGAAGGATTATGATCGACATGATCCCTGCCGTGTACGACACCGAAAGGACAATCAGAATCATAGGCGAGGACGAGCGAGAAGAGACAGTGCAAGTAAACAAGACTTTGATGGACGCTCAGACCGGGACATTCGTTAAGACAATGGACTTGAACGTAGGAAACTACGATATCAAGATAGCAAGCGGCCCATCCTTTACAACTCGCAAGCAAGAAACAGCAGAACAACTGTCCTCAATGATCTCTCAAAACCCTGCCATGAGTCAGTTGGTTGGAGACATTCTATTCCAAAACCTTGACCTAGTCGGAGGCGATGAAGCAATCAAACGCCTCAGAAGCGCAGGAGTAAAAGCAGGAATCATAGAGCCTAACCAAGAGGAGGCCGTTGCGCTTCAGTCTCAGATACAGGCAAGCAAGCAACTAGAGCAACAAGCAGCGCAGTTAGAACTCGCATTAAAACAGGCAGAAGTCGCAACCGAAAGAGCCGAGGCAATAGAGAGAGAAAGCAAAGCATCGATGAACACGGTGAAAACAGCGGTCGAGCAAATGAAGCTCGCAGAAGCCCAGGAAGACTTGGAATCTAAGCAGATTGCTCAGATGAGGTTGCGTCAGTCAGTAGGACTACCAGTTATTTGATAACTACTCTCTACCTGATTAGTAATTTAGCGTGGTATCACTTCAAAGACTTTAACGGTGACTACCAAATAGATGCGTGTTTAGGTACTAAAGCGCATATTGAAAAGAACTTTAAGGTTAAAGGCGTTTGTTTATCAAAGTGGGACGACATTCTTATCCTCGACAACAAGGTATATTTTAATGGCAAAAAAAGATCCCAGACTTACTAGGGCAGGAGTCACAGGATTCAACAAACCAAAGCGAACACCTAACCACCCAAAGAAGTCTCACATTGTCGTGGCAAAGCAAGGTGACAAGATCAAAACGATTAGATTCGGACAACAAGGAGCCTCAACTGCTGGCGCACCGAAGAAAGGCGAGAGTCAAGCGATGAAGAACAAAAGAAAGTCTTTCAAAGCAAGACACGCAAAGAACATAGCAAAGGGCAAGATGTCAGCAGCATTTTGGGCAGATAAAACAAAATGGTCGTAAAGCGAAAAACCAAAGCAAAAAAGAAAACAAAGTCTCGTGTTAATGAGGCTGGAAACTATACTAAGCCT